CCTCGCGTGTTCACGTCTCTCCGTGAGGCGTGCGACGCCCTGACTGTACGCATCACCAGGGAGATAGAAGCCAAGACCGAAGAGGTGCGCCGTCTCTACGTGGAATTGGAGAAGACGCAACAGTGCAGGAAGGCTGATGCAGATGGGCGCGTCCAAGACTTGTGCGGAGACGCGGAACATGCTACACTGTGCGAGAATCCGGGCAGTATATCTGGAGACGGCGGAGGTGAGGAAAATGGCGAAAAGGATGGAGGTCGGCAAACTTAGTGTGTACATCCCCCAGAACAAGATGGAGCAGAAACTGGTGGAACGGCTGATCAAGTTGGGAGCGAAGTATGATCGGTCGGTGAATTACATTGCAGTCGAGGCAATCGTGCAGTATCTAGAGCGCGAGGAAGCGAAGACGGAGTGAGACATGCCCAAGAGACCGAACGTAGTGCAGGATCTGTGCGCATCCTGCGGCAAGAACATGAGGGATCCGGTAACGCAGACGGAGCTTCGCGGGATGACGGTCGGCATGGAGTGGCTGTGCAAGGAGCTGATGTCGCATAGTGACGGATTCTTGAAGGAGCAATTCGGCGTGTACTATGACCTTTTCGGGCCGGACCAGAAACTGGAACTGAGCATCTGCTTTGAGTGTCTGCTCCGAGCTATCGGTATTCCTAAGCCAATAGTGGAGTGAACGATGGATCAGAAGAAGGAACCCACCACGAGAGTGACCGTGACGATCCCCGAGAAGGACGTCAAGTTCTACGAGTTGATCGTGCGCGAAAAGGCGCTCGGGGGAGAACGGATCTCGACATCGGAGCTTGTCCGTGACGCAGTTGCTGACCACATCCGGAAACTCAGACGGCGCAGGTAAGGTTTCGGCGCGGACGATTCTTGAGGCCACACGTGCGAGGGCGGCAGTCAACCCTTATGCGTGGGCGCAAGCATTTCGGGTCATGCCAGACGGCTTGACCTACTCGATCTTCGCGCCAGGAAGAGAGCAGCCATATCTCTACGAACCCTACCTGGAGATCGCGAAGCTGAGAGTTCCTGGTGGATGGATCACTGTAATGAAATCTGTGCAAACCGGGTGGAGTGAACTCGCAATCAATGCAACGTTGTGGTTCATGGATGTGAAAAAGGAACCAGCTTTGTACATGTTGAGGACTGACGCTCAACTGGGAAAGTTCGTCCAGTCGAGAATCGATCCCATCTTGATCTTGTCGCCATACATCGCGACTGGATTCTCAGCATCTGTGGCGGACAACGTCGGTCTCAAAATCGGATGGGGACAGTCGCTCCACTTCCGTGGATCAGAGGCCGTGAAGAGCATGGTGGAGTTCTCCGCTGGACTCATCGTTCATGATGAGAAAGACAGCATGAACGAAGAAGGGATCGCGGCATCTTACGGACGGCGAGAGGGGATGATCCACAAGTGGGCGATCGCGCTGTCGAACCCTTCTGTTCCAGAGCATGGGATTCACTTGGACTACATGGATGGCTCCCAGGGAGAGTGGGCTCTGTGGTGCGATGGATGTCAGGAGTACGTCGTCCCACGATGGCCCGAGAGCGCGAACAGGAACCATCCATACGCTCCGATGTGCCCCAGTTACGATCACGAACTGGACAAGAGCAAAGGACAGTGGATCCACGCGAATCCCGAAGCTCCCTACAGGTCCTATCACATGGACCACTTCTCATCCGCGCGGTGCGCTCCGATCGAGATGCTCGATGAGTGGGACCGAATCCATGGGGATCCCACGAAGATGGCGGCGTTCTACAACCTCCGGCTCGGTCTTCCGTGGGCCGAAGAGGGAACGCAGATCACCGATGTCTCGGGCCTCCCTTCGATGGGTGACATGGTCCCGTCCTATGATCGTCAGAGTGTAATGGGGGTCGATGTCGGGACGATGCTGCACGTGGTCATCCGTAGGAGTTACGGCGGAATCTTGTGGACTGGGACTCTGGACTGGAATGAACTCGGTAGGGCCATGGCAGCCTACAACGTCGAGAACTGCGCGATGGACGTGCGCCCAGAGACGACGAAAGCGCAGGAGTTCGCCAAGATGTTCCCTGGCCGCGTCACCCTCGTCGAGTACAACCCCAATCCTTGGGCGACGGAAGCGAAGTGGGGAGAGAGCAACGGGGTGCCGCTCTACACGGGCCTGAGGACCCCCATGCTCGATGCGGCGATGGCTCTGGTCCACACGAAGACGGAGGGAGTGCCCTCCAACTTACCGTCGGACTTCTGGGACCAGTTTCGGGCGCTGTCGAGGCAATACGTCAGGACAGCCGATGGTAAGGTCTACGTGTCCTACGTCAGCTCGAAGGCTGACCACTACGCTCACGCTTTCAGTTATGCTGTGTTCGCGGGCGAGAGATTCCACGGTACGCCGGAGGAACAGACGCAGTTCTTCAGCCTACGGCGTCGTGAGAGGAGAGGAAAATGAAGTACATCCGGGCACAGAATGGAATGGTACTATCCGTGTCGCAGCTGATCCCTCCAGCGAAGGGATCTAGGTATGACGCCCTGAGCCGGACGGAGATCGAGATCTGGCGACTGAACGTGGTCACGGCGGACGGGCAGAGGCAAACCTATGCCGTCTACACTGACATGGAGCACGCAATCGCCGTGTTCTCCAACAGGATGGTTCCGTTCATGTATAGTGATCGGACGACGATCCTATTCGCGGTTGGAGAGAACGCAGATCCGTACGTCGATGAATCACAGCGGGAAACGTGGAACGGTATCGTGAGAGACATTCCGGGAGGTACAGGTGTCGCCCCTTGACCTCGTGATCAACATCGGGAAGATGCTGGCGTTCATGGCGGCGGCGATGTTCCTCCTCTGTTCGGCGTTGGCGCAGTGGACGTATTGGACGAAGAATGAAAGCAAGGACTTCCCGCACCTCACGAAGAAGTACAAGATGCTCTACAGGTTCGGGTTCTACGAGTTCTGGGCGTTCGTGGTGGGAGGATGTACGTTTGTAGTAGTGGCGTTAGTCCGGCTCCTCTGGTGGGCCGTCACAACTGGGTGGTAAGGGAGGGGCCATGGCGGGTCCGAAGAAGGATGAGGTTGTGGACAACATAAAGGCAGAGAACAAGGTCGTGCTGGATCTGGCGCAGGAGTTTCTCAGCGCCGTGATGAAGAGACATGACTGGCACCCCTACGCCCAACTGAGGACGCGAAAGAGGAAGTCCCCGCCGAGCATTCCGGCATTCAGCGACTTCAGAGTGATGAGGACTCACAACCCTGGAAGTGGAATGGACCCGGATGTCACCAAGGCCGTCTTCGTTCAACTCACGCTCGGAGGGAACGACCGACTGAGGCTACAGGTGGTCAGTGGAAGACTCCTGGCCGTCAAGGAATGCGAGTGGGATCCGTGCCCAACGTGTGAGGGGACCGGCGTGACAGAGGGCGACGTGCGGTGCCTCGCTTGCTCGGGGAATGGGAAGAGGAAGGTCGAGCCGCCGCGGATCCCGACGAGGGGGACGAAGACCTACCAGTATGACCTCGACAACGGGGAGTGGGGCATTTGCCCGACGAGTTTCTCGTTCGTCCCCGATAGTGTCAGGATGGTTGAGTGAACGCCAAGGAACTCCGCGACCTCTCTATAGAGACGAGCGCCGTGGCGATACGGAACGTCGCGATGTCGAACCACACAGGGCTCGTCACGCTACACATGGAGCATGGGGTCGTCAGGTCTGTGTGGGCGGGGACAGAGGGCGGACTGCTGTTGTGGAGATCTGGCAAGACAGTTGTCCATGTCGTACCGAACGTCGAGGGTCCGTTGGATGAGGAAGGACGCGCTATTGACATAGCCAAGCGAACTCTGTAGACTTTACTCGGAGCAACATGATGGGCTCCTGGCGGGTATCCCGCTGGGAGCTTTCGTTTTGTGGAGGGGCCATGGCGGACACGGCGATCACGGCGGCAGAACACGGCGAGAAGCTATCCTACAAGCAGTCAACGAAACCTCGAACCCTCTCCGGATCGTTCCTCGCGGACGATACCGATTTCCACACGATGGAACTGGACATGCGCGTTCAGGGCGGGTTGACGTATGGCGCGACGAACCCGAGCAACAAAGACATGGTCATCACTCTCTACGGAGCGTTCGAGGCCGGAGTCGATCCTGGAGATGCGGCTGCGTTCCCGATTGACGCGACGGGATTCACCG